TATCTACTACTGGTACAACAAGACCATCCTGGAAGCGAAGCTGCTCAGTAGAAGCGTTAGATACTTCCACAAATAGACCAAAGCGATTGTCTGCTTGGCTTACTATAAGCTTATTCTTAGCATCTAGATCAGCAATCAGAGGTACATAGGAGCCTTCATCTGATGTACCATCATGTTTGTGTCCTGTTGTCCCTGTATCACTTTGTGCAAAGGCATCACGTAGCTTGTTGTACTCTGCATTAATAGGGGCAGCACGTACTACCGCTGTAGGTACAATGTCTGCAACAGATTGGCGTGTATAGCCTGACATGTTTTATTCCTCTCTTAGCGCCTGTCACCAAGGCCGTATGTTAGTGTAATAGCTTGAATAGTATGGCTGGACTTTGTATTGCTTGCAACATAACGTATTGACACAGACTTACCAGAACCAGCAATAGTAGTGCTCTCTACAGGTGAAGGGTTACCATCGTATATGTCTGTAGAGTCAAACGTAGCCTTGTCATAATAAGCAGCCGCACCTGCAGTAGACAAAAAGTAATCGGAACTCAGTTCTACTGTAGGGTCTCCGTAGTCATACTCAACAGCCATAACTACAGAGACTTCACCCTCAGAGCGCATGTACGTATCTACATCATAGAAGGACTTACGTACTGCAGGGTCATCCATGTAATAAAAGGGTGTCTGAAATAAACTAAAGATGTCTCTACCATCAAAGTCATTACCTACTTCTTGGCGAAACACGTACCCGACACTATCTCCATGTATAACAAACTCTTCATCTCCAATGTAACCGCTGGCTGCACAGTTTACTGATACGCCTACTAGCTGACTAAACTCAAACCCTGCTCCACCCTGCCCACTACGCCTGATAGCACCAATGATACCAAGGGAGTCTTGATTAGTAAAGAATAAACGAAACTGTGACTTCTTCTTAACTACTACAGTAGTCATTGTAGCAAGGTCTTCGTTAGCTGTATAATCTTCAAAGATAGACTGAATAGGCTTAGACAGTGTAGCTAATTCAATATCACCAATGCGATCAGTGCCAGTTACAGGACGTATACCATCAGGTGCTAAGAAGAGTATCTCACCGTTAAACTCTGCTACACTGTCAGGAGCAACACAGCCAAGGTTAGAAGTAACTGTTTGTAGGTCAAAATTCGCTCTGTTATTACCGACTAAGCGCTTAATGCTATTACGCCCAAAGATATACATCTCGTTACGGAATGCTTTAAGCTGGATAATCTCAAAGCCTACATTAATAACACCTGCACCGAATTCATCAGTCCAGTCTGTCTCGTCTAGTGGAGAGCTAAAGTAAAAGTTGTAAGGCTCAGAAGGATCACCAGCTAGAAATAAATGACTGTTAAATGCTGCAACTAGACTTGGTGCGCTGGGAGCAAAAACCCCGCTAAGTGGAACATACGTTGTACCATCCCAAGTAGCGGGGGGGTTAATCCCATCAACTATAGCAAACTTAGCTCCACTCCAGTTAAAGCTTTCAAAGCGTACCTTAGATACTCCAACCATAGTAGGAGAACCTACGCTAGTAATAGCATCCCAAGCTTCTGTAGTGTCGTTCCACTTATGTAGATAGTTAGTACCTGCATCAGGCTTACGTGCCGCAAAGATACCATCATTAATGTCAGCAGATACGTGTACACCTAGCACAGGAGTGTTAGCTTCACCGGGTACTTCACCGTATGTGTTGGCATACCCTGAGATACGTCTATACCCGCCATTCAAGGCAGGCTCATAGTTAATAAGACGCAGTGCTGAACCCGCCATCTGACTACCCTGTGTTAAAGGGTCTTGGTTAACCACCAAGCCACCCATACAAGGTGTAGCGAAGGTACGTAGGTTATCAGCCATTATTTTATGCCAGACTGTTTATTGAAATATTTATTAGCTAGTACAGTAGATGTAATATATAAAGGTGAATCAAGAAGTAAGCGGCGCATGTTGTCCATACCCTGTTCAAACTTTTGCTGGTGAAGTGCCGCACTCTGTTCGTTAGCACGAAAGCGCATAAGGTACATAACTGCACCATCCACTACTACAGTGTTAAAACGATCAGGTACAACACATGCGTCACTGTAAATAGTCATATCAGTGGGGTAAGACCAGTAGCGATACTCAATCTCATATACATCATCTGGCAGAGGAGTAACACCAAACTTCATATCTTCTGTCTGGTAAATGGTACTAGGAATACTGTGTGCATTAGTACCACCTACATCCTCACCTGTACGATGATAACGAAGGTAGTCCTCATAAGTAATAACAGGTAGTTTTTCAGGTGTGTTACTCTTAGAAGATAAGCGCTTAATATAAAACGTATCCCAGTCAACCTTAGAGGCATCAGATGCAAAGTCGTACACACCTGTACCCACAGTCATAGGCTGCGCGTATGTTGTAAGAGTAAAAGGCCATTCTTGTGCGTGTTGTAATATCTCACGTACAGAAGAGTTGATAGCATCCTTAGCTAAAGCCTGTAAGTTACGAGCATCACTAAAGCCATCACCACCAATGTCAAGCTCAACTTCATTGACACGGCGTAACGCTTGATTAACTAGGTTAACATAAGTAGCCATAGAGATATCCTGAAATTAAATGTGCTGAAGGGCCAGCCTCTTGACAAGACCAGCCCAACAGACTAAGTAGTATTAAGCAGCGTTGTAACGTACTGTTAGCAATGCCTCTGGACGGAGAATCTTTCTTCCATACAAATGCATACCACGCACGATGTCTGCAAATGAGTCGGGATCACGGTAGTTCTCGACTTTATTGATCTGCTCTGCAGAAGCAACAGCATCATCCTGACCTGCTACAATAACACCATAGTTAGCGTCTTGTGCAGTTGTACCAGAAGTACCAGCGCCAGTGCCTTTTGCTGGAAGGTTCGTAGACACATAAACACGGAAGCCGTGCAAGTTGTTTAGAACCAAGCCATTCATAAGACCTGAACCACCGAAGTCAGCATTTAATACGCGACTGTCTTCGTCTTTGAGCATCTCTACAAACACTGGGTCAACACAGATCCAACGCCCACGTGAGTCAACACTTGCTGTATCCATCTTACGAGCCATACGAGCTACGACTGTTAAAGGAGATACTGTAGTTGCTGACAATGCAGTTGCACCTGGTAAACGGGGTGCTAATGGAACTGAGTCTCCTGCTGTAGCAGAACCTGAGATGGTCAAGCTTGAGAAGTCAGTTGCGTCCAAGTGGTTCGCAGCAATGTATTCACCAGTAGCAGTCAAAGCAGTTTGCTTGTCACCTGATGAAGTAGTGATGTGAGCACCAGCAGTAGTGTGACCTGAGAGGTACGACAATACGTCTGCGTCCATTGCATCAGCCATCTTATATGCTGCACGATCAGCAGCCAAAGATGTGAAGTCTACATTGGAGAATTGCTCTTCAATGTCATCCATTTTGAAAGCAAAGTAGTTAGCTTGATCAATGGTCAACGAGAAGTCAGAGTCATCAAGTTTCTCAACAGTGATACCTGTGTGACGCTGCAGAGCGTTGACTGTTACGTCTGGCTCTTTTTGAATGCGAACAGTGTCGCCTTGGTTTGCAATCTCACCGAAATATGAGTTGTTGGTGATTGCGTTAGTAACAGCAGTCTTGCGTAGAGCAATCTGTGCCTGTTTGGAGTAGATAATCGGGGAGAAGTTCCCGTCAAATCCACCTGATGCGGATGTAATAGCCATTTGTTGATTCCTTTCAAAGATATGGCGTGAAGTTTAGACACTACATATTCACTGAAAGAGGCTCTTCATATTAGGGTAGTCAGCATTGCATATTAGGATGGCCGTCCTGTAATGCGCTGGGCCTATACGTTGAGGTAGTTCTTTATTGTGGTTAGTGCTTATAAAAGCATACACACATATTTTGTGTATATACTATAGTTTTACTTATGAATCATGGTTTGTCAAGCTATTTCTTTGACATATCATAAATAAACTTTCCTTGGCGCTGGGCTTCAAATATCTCATCCATGCGCTTTTCATATTCTTTCATAGACATCTTATCTACTTGTGATTCACTTATATACTTAGATGCTTCATCATGCTCTGGTGTAGTGTTGCGTTTTGTACGAACAGAAGATGCAGCTTCTTTATCATTACTAGATGTCTTCTTACCAGTGATGCCTTTATCAACTTTGTACAAGTCAATCACACGAGCTACAGACTTAGCGTCATCTATATTCTCATACAGAGCATCTTGTACCCACTTAGGTTGATCCTTAGCCCATTCATGGAATATATCATCAGAGCGAATCTGACTAAAGTCAGGATGTATAGCCGCTAGTTCAGCTTCAGCTTTCTCACGCTTAGCTGTAATGCGTAACTCTTCAATCTCTTTCAAGCGAGTATCTAGTGATGCAGACTTCTCATCAGCTTTCTTTGTAGCAATAGCTTCTACGATACCTGCTACGTCTGGATACTTCTTAGCCCAAGCTTCTATCTCTGCGTTTGACTTAGGTAGTACAAGCTCATTCTTAGTAGCTGCATCTAGTTGCTTCTCTAGCTTTTCTAGCTTAGTAGCTACTTCCTTGTCTTTCTCTTGCATGTGCCGACGAAGATCACCATAGCGTTGCTTAAACGTTTTCTCTTCAGCGCTTAAGTTTGTATTATCTTCTTTTTGTGCTTTGGCTTTAGCTGGTGTTTTCTCTTTTTGTTCAGTATTACTTTCTGCCTGAACTGAGGTGTCCTCAGAGCTTTCGCTATCGGATTCACTATCAGCGGTTTCTTCCTGCGTTTCATTGTCTTCTTGCACCATGCCAGCTTGTTTCATAAGCTCACGTAGTTCTTCTTCATCACGATTAACTCGTGCCATGTTACGTAAATGTGATGCTGATTGCACCTCTACTTGTTCTACTTCAGCCATTGTTTACTCCTTATGTTGGGGCCAGCATTACTGCCAGGTAGCCTTATAGTTAT